GAGATGTTCGATCCGAAACATCCGACGACGGGCTTCGGCGAATTCGAATCTGCGATGCTGCGCGGCGTGGCGTCAGGTCTCAACGTCTCGTATGCGGCGCTGTCGAACGATCTCAGCAGCGTGAATTATTCGTCGATCCGGCAGGGCGCGCTCGATGAACGCGACGGGTATCGCAGCTTGCAGATGTTCATCATCCAGCATTTCGTCGAGCCGGTGTTCCGCGAATGGCTCATGTCTGCGATGGATTTCGGCGCGATCCCGATCCCGAGCAGCAAGTTCGACAAATTCGCCGACAATGTGCATTTCCGTGGGCGCGGCTGGAACTGGGTAGACCCGCTCAAGGAAATGAATGCGGCAGTTGTAGGCCTGAATAACGGCATCCTCTCGATGCAGGATGTTGCCGCGCATTACGGGCGCGATGCCGAGGAAACATTCAATCAGATCAGCCGCGACAAAGAGCTTGCGGCGCAGTATGGGCTTTCGATGGCATTCGAGCCGTTCGGCACCAAAGCACCGGCGATTGCTGATGTGACCGGAGGCGACGATGGCGAAGTATAAGGGCGAGGACATCGATCTCACGCCGACCGCTGGTATGGCAGAAGAAGCCGAGCGCGGGCTTGCGTGGCGTGAAGAATACGGTCGCGGCGGCACGGCGGTCGGCGTTGCGCGCGCGGTGCAGTTGAAAAATCGGCAGGAACTCTCGCCCGAGACCGTGCGCCGCATGGTTTCTTTTTTCGCGCGGCGTGAGGTCGATAAGCAGGGGCAGGGCTTCACGCCCGATGAGGATGGATATCCGTCTAATGGGCGCATCGCCTGGGCGCTTTGGGGCGGTGACGCTGGCAAAACATGGGCAGAAGCAAAGGATGCCGCGATGGATAGGATCGATGAGCGCGGCGCGCATGATGAGATGCGGCCATATCCTAATGAGCATGCGGCGCGTTTGACCGATCCCGCGCAATATGATGAGTTTGCGCGCGAAACCGACGCGGGTGGACCCGGCATTGATTTCATCTACGGAATCAAAGACAATAAGAGCGAGATTCAGGCCATCCGCTTCGATGCAGACAGATATTCCGAAGCAGATGCGCGTGCATGGCTCGACGAACACGATTTCGAGCCTATCGAGTTTGAACCCGCGACGAATGAAAGGGTCGAAGTGATGGAAGATCAGGAACAGCAGCAGGATGCCGAGACCGCGCGCTTTGATCGCGCCGAATTGCAGATGCGCGCTTTCGATATGTCGGGCGATCAGGTCATCGATGAAGAAAAGCGTGTCGTGCGTGTCGGCGTGTCGTCGGAGCAGCCCGTGCGGCGCGAATTCGGAATGGAGGTCATCGATCACCGCTCCGAGAGCATGAACCTTGAATTCTTGAACAGTGGGCGCGCTCCGCTCCTGCTCGATCACGATATGGAACGCCAGATTGGCGTGGTTGAATCTGTTGAACTGGACGAGGATGCGCGGCGTCTCCGTGCATATGTGCGCTTTGGAAGAAGTGCGCTCGCCTCCGAAGTGTTCGACGATGTGGTGGATGGTATCCGCCAGAACATCAGCGTTGGCTATCGCATCGATGGTCGCGTTGATGAAAAGAACGATCCCGAGGACTTCTATCGGGTTCGCACGACCCCTATGGAGATTTCAATCGTTTCAATTCCGGCAGACCAGTCAAGTCTCGTCGGCGTTGGGCGAGCGGCTCCCGAAACCCTGAATGTAACCGTCAGATCAGAAGGAGATATTTCAATGTCTGACATCAATCTCGACGCGGTTCGGGCTGAGGCTGCTGCCGACGCTGCGAAGGCCGCACGCCGGGACGCCAAGGACATCATGGCTCTCGCGCGCAAGCACAATAAGGCCGATCTTGGCGAGGACGCGCTTGGTCGTGGTCTTTCGCTCGACGCCTTCCGTGGTGAGCTTCTTGAGGCTATTGGCAACGAGCCGCTGGACACCCCGGCGCACGTCGTCGATGCCCCGAAGAAGGAGTGTCGGTCCTACTCTCTGTCGCGCATGATCAACGCGCAGCTTACGCATGACTGGTCGAAGGCCGGGTTCGAGCGTGAGATGCACGAGGAAATCGCGGCTCGCGTTGGCAAGCAGAGCGATGGCTTCTATGTGCCTGACTTTGCGTTCCGCGCTGGTCCGATGTCTGCGGCCGCGACGGGTGCTTCCGGCTCCGAAAACGTGGTGGACAATTTTATTCCGACCGTCCATCGCGGCGATATGTTCGTCGAGGCCCTGCGTGCCCGTCAGGTGATGGCGCGTCTCGGTGTCACGTTCATGTCGGGCCTGACCAATCGCATCAAGATGCCGAAGTTCTCGGCGGGTGCGAATGCGGGCTTCGTCGAAGAACTCGGCAATGTGTCCGATCAGTCCCAGACCGATGCGGGCGTCACGCTTCAGCCGCGCACGATGGGTGCCTATGTCGATATCGGTCGCATCGCGCTGAAAGAGTCGATTCCGTCGCTCGATCAGGTCGTGCAGGATGACCTGCTGCGCTCGCTCGCTGATCGCCTTGAGTACTACGCGATCAACGGCTCGGGCTCTTCGGGGCAGCCGACCGGCATCATCAACGCTGGTGTGACTTCGGTCGATATCTCGGCTGGCACTGACGTTGACACGCTGACTTGGGCTGACATCGTTGCGCTGGTCAAGGCGGTCGAGAACAACAACGCGGTGGTCAACACGGCCACGCAGGGTTGGCTCTCTTCCCCGGCGGTCAAGGCGAAGCTGGCTTCTACGGCGAAGGTCAGCAGCACCGACAGCGTCATGCTGATGAACGATCCTTGGAACAGCCTCTACGGCTATCCCATCGAGTTCAGCAGCAACGTCCTCTCGACCTACGATCCGGGCGATGGCGGGAACGATGCTTCGGCGCTCGTGTTCGGCGACTGGTCGCAGCTTATCGTTGGCCTGTTCGGCGCTCCGTCGATCCTCGTCGATGAGACGACCGGCGGTCTGGCTGGCACGGTTCGCATCATCGTCCATCAGGACGTTGACATTGCGTTCCGTCATCTGGAGAGCTTCGCGCTCACCGATGAGGTGTCGGTTGCCTAATTAGACGATGGGGAGAGGTGGGAATAATCTCGCCTCTCCCCGTTTCTTTTGGGAATTGAGATGAAAATCAAGATCACGCAGAAATGTTTTATCGGCGATGGGCGCAACCATCTCGCCGGTGACATCCTCGAAGTTAATGATCGCATCGGCGAGAAGCTGGTTGCGCGTGGCATTGCCGAGGAAATGAAGAAGCCGGGGCGCAAAAAGATGTCCCTGATCGACAGGGCATTCGATGCGGATGAGATCGAGACGCCGGAGGAATAGATGGCTGTCGAGACTGACGCTGATCGCGCTCTGTTTTTTAGCGTTGATGATTTCGGCGTGGCGGCTACTTATACGCCAGATGGCGGTTCCCCCGTTACCATTAACGGCATCTTCGATCACGAATTTTACGCTGCTGACGCTGGCGGCTCTGTTACTGTAGCAATTGAGCAGCCGCGCTTTATGTGTCGCACTTCCGATGTTTCCGCCGCAGCCGAGGGCGATGCGCTGACCGTCAATGCGACCAATTACACGATCAAAGTGGTCGAGGATGATGGCACTGGAATCACGATGCTAGTGTTGGAGGCCGTTTGATGGCGCACGTTCGCAAGGCGATCCGCGATCATATCAAAACAACGCTGACTGGCCTGACGACGACCGGGGCGAATGTTTATCAGACGCGATTTTTCCCGCTCGCCGAGACGAAGCTGCCCGCGATCTGCATTTATTCGAAATCCGAAGTCAGCGAATATGTGTCGATCACGGTACCGCGCACAGTCATGCACGAAGTTGAGTTTACGGTCGAAGCGTATGTCAAAGCCGTCTCTGGCGTTGAGGATACGATTGACGCAATTGGCGTTGAAGTTGCGGAAGCACTGGCCGCAGATGTCACGCGCAACGGCTTAGCTAAGGATACGCGCGTGACGGAATTCGATGTTGACTTCAACGCAGAAGGCGATCAGCCCGTGGGTATTGCGACCTTCACGGTCATGGTCGATTATGTTACTCTCGAAAACGATCTCGAAACCGCTGCCTAATAAGGAGATTTGATATGGCAACGCATAAAGGCTCGGAGGGGACTGTTAAGGTCGGCGCGAATGCGATTGCCGAAATCCGCAGCTTCTCCATCGAAGAAACCGCAGACACGCTCGAAGATACCTCGATGGGCGACACCGCCCGCACTTATCTTCCGAGCCTGACTAGCTTCAGCGGCTCGATTGATGTGTTCTGGGACGAGACCGACACTAATGGTCAGAACGCGCTCACCATCGGCGCATCGGTCACGCTCAACCTCTATCCCGAGGGTTCTACGAGCGGCGATACCTATCTGACCGGCACGGCTATCGTGACCAGCCGCTCGATCTCGTCCAGCTTCGATGGCATGGTTGAGATGTCGATTGGCGTGCAGGGCACGGGCGCGCTGACGACTGACACGGTCGCCTAATGCGCTTGGCAGAAAAAATCGCGCTCAATCGCGCAAAGGAACGCCGCCGGATTATCGTTGACGCATGGGGCGAGGATGGCAATCCGGCGGTGATATTTGTCTCGGCATTGACCGCTGGCGATATCGACAAGTTACAGCGTCGGCACAAAGACTTTTTGTCCAACATGACGATTGCCGGAATGGTCGATCTCATCATCATGAAGGCCGAGACGGAAGATGGAGCCAAGGCGTTCACCATCGAGGACAAGCCGATCCTGATGCGTGAAAGCCTGACGGTCATCTCGGAAGTGTCAGGGCAGATGTTTGCCGATGTTGAAAGTTCGGCGGATATTGAAAAAAACTAAAATCCGATCCGTTCAGGATGAACATGTTGTTTCTGGCGGATCGGTTGCACAAGACACAGAGCGAGATCGAAAGTCTGACCGTTAATGAATTTAACGAGTGGATGGCCTATTTCAGGATAAATTACGATGGCGGATGAAAACCTCAAAATCCAAATCACCGCCGTCGATAAGACCAAGCAGGCG